CTGGTTGTTGCAACCAAGTCCAACCCCAACGTTCAACTAGGTAATCAACACAAAGATCAAATTTAGCATATAACCAAAGTCCTAGTCTAGTGCTTTTGAAATATGTTGAAAATGCTAATCCAAAAAGTGAACCTACAAGTGCAGTATAAATCCATAAACGATCACTTGCCATACGTTCTATCATTTCCCACATAGTATATCCTTTCTACTATGTGTATTTATTCAGACCAACGTCTAATTCCTAGAGCTTTCTTTGGGTCATAATAGTCATATCTTACAGTATTGTATTGATTTCCACCTAAGATAATATAACGTCCATCATTAGAGCGTCCTACATAGAATCCAACATGCCCCTGCCAATCTGAATTGCCACGAGGAAATACAACTAAATCTCCACGTTGTATGTCTTGTGGATTTATAGGTACTCCCCATTGTAAAAAACTCCTAGCCATTAGAGGAGAATCACTTACAGAATTAGAACCAGGTATTCCTTCTAGTTCTAATATTGCATTTACAAAAGCCGCACACCATTCTGTACGCACAGGATCTACTCCAACGAATTCTTTTATCTGTTGTCTATTTTGATATTCATTCAAACCTATATAATCGCTTGCTGTAGCGACTATATCTGTCGTTGGAGAACAAGAGGCCAAAAATATGGCAAATATAATATGTTTATGTTGCATAACATATTTATTTGAAGGGATTTAATCTATCTAGTACTGATTCTTGTGGAGCGGAATTTTGCGCCTCTACTTCTGCTTGAGCGCCTTCTATTTGTGCATTTGCATTTTCAAGTGCTTGCTCACTATTTTCGTAATAATTTTGATAAGCCGCAATGATTGCTTTTTGTTGTTGTAACAGTTTCATAATATCGCTCATATTCATTGCAAGTATTTCATAACCGTCATCTGTTAGTCCAATAAGCACAGGATCTTTTTTATCTGCTTTTAATTTATCCCAAACTTCTTGAGCATTTTCTTCGTTTATTACTACCCATTCTAAATCTTTTAGTCTTAATTCTTCAGCTGGTGGTAAAACAAGTTTAGGCTTTTCGATTGGCTTAGCACTAATTTCAATCATTTTAGGTTTTGCTGTACAACCTGCTAAAAGTGCTACTGCAATTATACCTACTATAATGTGTTTCATAGATTTTTCCTTTTCCACGCATCTGATTGTATATTAGGATCAAAGTTTGGATTTGCATCTCTCCAACACTCTGGATTTATCTCACTTGGTTTAGTTGCACTAAGTTCTTTTTCTGTAAGTTGACTTCCACTAAATATTTCTAAACAACGTTGTGCATTTTTTGTTGCATTATTCAAAACACGTTCTGTCGAATCAGGCCTTGCTAAACCTGCCGCACCAATATCATGTCTGGAAAGTCTGTTTTCTAAAGCACGATTTCTATCGTTTATATCATTCCATTCTGCTTGTAGTCTAGTGTTTTCTTTTTGCATAGATTCGAAAGCGGCAGTTTGTGCCGCTAACGCTTGTTCATTAGTTTGTACTGCTGTTTCTAATTTAGCATTGTTTTGTGTAAGGATTTGAATTCGTTCTTGTGTGTCTGTGTAGTACCAATATCCTGCACCACCCATTAAACACATTAAAGCAAACATTACTAATGCTAATTTAGCACCCATACCACCTACCCTAGTAATTTTCCCAGTGTTTTTGGTCCTACAATACCGTCAGCTACTAAGCCTTGGCTTGCTTGCCATTCTTTGACAATACGTGCAGTACCTGGACCAAAGATACCATCAGCAGGAGAAATATTTAACTTCTCTTGTACTTCTGCTACTAATGGACCACGTGATCCTTGCTTCACTGTTTGGTTATAATCGATAGTTGGTTCTTCATAATCGCCACCAAGTACATCGATTGCATGTAGATAGTGTTTTTTACGATCGTCTAAACCAATTGTGCCGCCGTTGATACGTTTAGTTGCACCAACAACGTCCATTGCATCGCAGTATTTGTTAATGCCATTTGTATCCCAGAACCAACATGCTGAATCTAGTGCGCCTTTTTTAGTGCGTACATAGTCAACTGCTTCTTCTGGTGACATATCTACTGCTTCACCAAATTTTGTATAGTTGTAACGTCCTGTGAGTTGTAGTATTCCACCACCCCTAAAACGCCAACCGTCGCCACTATCAGTATCGCCGTTATCCATGCGACCTGCATATATAACGTTTGCAATTCTTTCAGGCTGTCTATGATAATCTTGTGCATTTCTACCTGCCCTAATAAAGTATTTCGGGAAGATTTTATTTAGAGCCGCGGCGCTATAGTTTAAGTTTTCACTTAGTACCCTAAAGCCGCCTGATTCGTGCCCACACTGAGCAAGAAACATTGCAACCCTTTCGATTGTATCGACTTCCCATAGAGGTAATATCTCACACATTGCCTCATACCATTCTTTCCAATCGTCTCTATGAATAAGCTCTTCAGCCATCCATTCTTCAAATTCAAATTTAAAATGTTCTTTAGCCATTTTCCTGATCCTTGTTTTCGCACTGTTTGCATCTACAATGGTCACATACCTTTATTTGATAAGTTGCACCATTATAGTCTGTTTCAAGTCTATGGTACGGTATACCGCAGTGTGATGGATGACCGCAATTTTGACAAGTGTGCATAATGGTATTTATGATATACGTTCTACTACCAGAGTTTTTCCGGCATTTTCAAATGTTAATTTATTACCGTATTTTGTAATATTATAGTCACCTACATATTTAGAAAGGAATATAATTTCAGCAAAATCATTTACATTTATAGTTTCTTCTAAACTTTCTAATATTGCTTCTTTTTCGCCAAAGTCTATATATTTAAAATGCACAGGATCTGCGTATGCTTTTTTAATTGTTAAAATATCATCTATCATGTTTACATCTTCAACGTAGCTACGGTTGAAAAAGTTTTTATAATTACTTAAATTACTTTCATTTACTTTTTGATCATATACAGCTGGATCAGTAGGCATAAATTCGTCTAAATTTTCTCTAGTTAATGGACGGCTTGTAAAATCTTTATAGTATCTAAATTTAAAATTTTCAATATCAGCAAGTTTTCCTACACCGTCAACAATTTCCATAATCTCATCATATGATCTATGGCTTCTTTCCATTTCAACAAATACTTTGTAAGTTCCGTCTCTTTGTTCGCCTGGAGTCTTGTCAGCGTCTAATACAAAAGAATAACCTTTTTCTATAAATTGTTCTAGATCTACAGCCGCATTGTTATCTTTTACACTAAAACTTAAAGTAACAATGTCTCGGTCTTCACCCATTTTTGATTTAAAAGCATCTATTTCAAAAATATGGTCTACCATATGTTTTAAGTCATGTTTCAACAAACCCATTATACTGTTCCTTCAGCTGGTACTTCAGCCGCTACTTGATCAGCGGGTTGAGCCTCTACTCCTGGTGCTGTAGCTGTGTCAGTAGCATCAACAGCAGGTTCTTTGTTTATATCTAAAGATTCTCTATAACCTTCATATATATCTGCAATTAATTTTTTAGGCATTGTAATTTCTACAACCCAAATAGGCTTTTTGTCTAGTTTACCTTTTTTAGTACCAGGTCTAATATCATCAGGTGTCTTAATTCTTCTTGGTTGTATGACATCGTCTTTTGCGTAACTTACTTTGCAATCATAATCAACTAGTCTTTTACCACCCATTGGATCTGGCATTTTATCTCTTGGCCACATAAATTTTGCAGTTACCCAATGTCTATCAATTTTAGGGCCTTCTAATAGTTCACCATTTTTCCAGTTTTCGTAAACATATAAATCAAGGGTATCTAATACTCTTTCATAGTCTTTTAGCACCTGAAATGCAGTATTGCTTTCATATACTGTTTCTATATTTTTGATTAAATTTTCGATATCATACATTTTATATTTCCATAAGTTACTACACTTATTTATCGCAAAACAAAACCAAACAGAAGTTTTTTCTCTCTGCATTTTTAGGTAAATACATGTGTAGGGCTATAGCCCTCCGGGCAACGCTCTACTCCATATCCATATAGGAGGACTAGATGGGAGCAAAAAGGAAAGCCGCACAGCGGCACAAAAACTTCAACAATATTGTTGATTTTAATTCGTTCACTCAAAAGAAAAAGATCGTAAATTTAATTCCCCGTAATAAACATCAAGAAGAATACATATTAAAGCTACTAGATCCAACTAAAGACATAGTCTTTGGCATTGGGCCGGCAGGTACGGGAAAAACTCTGCTCGCAGTACAAGTGGCAGTAAAGATGTTTAAAGAAGGCAAAGTTGACAAAATTATTGTTACTAGACCTGCGGTAAGTGTTGATGAAGATCTGGGCTTTTTACCAGGTACGCTAGAACAAAAAATGGCGCCATGGACTAGGCCTATATTTGATGTGCTACGAGAATACTTTAATGCTCGCGAAATAGAAGGTATGATCGAAGAAGGAATAGTTGAGATTGCACCATTAGCATACATGCGAGGCAGAACATTTAAGCATAGCTTTATATTGGCAGACGAAATGCAAAATGCCACACCCAACCAAATGAAAATGTTACTAACACGATTAGGCGAAAATTCAATGATGGCAGTTACAGGCGATCTAGCGCAGGCAGATAGGCTTCAAGATAACGGTTTAATAAGTTTTACTAAACTGTTAGAAACAATTCATACAGATCATTTGGACATAGTCCGTTTTTCAAAAGGAGATATAGAAAGACACGAAGCAGTTAAAGAAGTGCTCCACGTATATGGAGATTCATAAAGAAGGGGGCTTATGCCCCTTTCAATTCTTCTGCTAATGGAAATATTTCCGAAATAACTTTTGCACACTCATGTGCAATTTCCATGTGTTCTTTTTGTGTGCCATTAGCACCGCGTAGTTCAATGTAATGTATCCAGCTACGTAGTGTACCATTCATATACAATCTAGTTTTTGTTAGACCTTCTGGAAGCACTACTCTAGCTTGTTCTTTTGCTATTCCCGAAGCAATCGCCCATTCATATGCACGTTTTGCTCTAAAGATAACATCTTGTTGTTCTTCTGCCCAACGTTGCTTTAGTGCTAAATCTTCATCACTATCACCAATGTCAATACTGTTTTGTCTATTTTTTGTGTCTTGTAATCTTGCTTCTCTCAGTACAAATTGATTACCAAATTCTGCTGGATCTGCGTACCGCTGGCTAAACTCTTGAAAACTAAAACTACGGTGGCGGACAATTTGATGTGCAATATCTCTTGTTGTATCAATTTCCAAACAAGCGTTTACCATTTCTAAAGGAGACCAGTGTGCATGTTTAATCAAATATTTTATAAGTTTTTCACTTGTTTCTTTATTCATTTGATTACTTGGATTGCTTACCCTTGCACAAAAAGCAATGAGTTCCTGTACATCTGCAATGCCTTCTGCTTTAAAGTTTTCACTAGGCTTACTATAACTTACTAATTGAACGGCCATTCTTTTTTTGCTCCTTTTAAAATGTTTAACCTGTCAGTCAAAAAACTAATTGTGGTATGAATATGACCAGTGTCATGATCTTGAATTAGTGTTTTGTAATATTCTATTTCTTCTTCTAGTACGTTTATGCGTACAATATCATTTATAAGTTTTTTATTTTTAGTCACCACGGCCTGGCTTCTCCGAAAAATGTTCCTCAAACTTATTAGGAACACCGTCCCATTCTTTTGCTTCTTCTTCGCTAGGCTTTTCATCATGCACTGCACTTACTACAGGCCATACTTCAGCATACTTTTTGTTTATGCCCATCCATTTAGTAAGTTCGTCACCTTTTAGCTGATTGTCTGGAAGTATTGCATCAGCAGGACATTCTGGTTCACATACACCGCAATCAATACATTCATCTGGATTAATTACAAGCATATTTTCACCTTCGTAGAAACAGTCAACCGGGCAAACTTCAACACAAGTCATGTGTTTGCATTTGATACAGTTATCTGTAACTAAGTATGTCATTTAACTACCTCTTCTAACCATGTGGTTAATATATATTTGTCTCCTTTTAAAGGAGTATTACCCCTATGCGTATATGTCCAATCTGCAGGCCATATCAGCAATCTATTCTTACGAGCGTTAATACGCTTCTTTTGATATAAGAATTCTGTTTCTCCACCATTAGCAATAGTGTTTAAGTATAGTTGTACAACCATTTTACGTGTAGTTTCTCTACTTGTGCTTTCATAGTGCCATTGATGATATCCACCACCTTCTTCAATCATTTTCATTTTTAATTGTTTAGATTGATATTCTCTTTCGTGTAGTATACTAAACTTTTCATAGTATTGTGGACAAATTTGGTCTTTTAATACTTGGAAAAAGTATTCTGCAAAATGTGGATGCACATCATGTATTCTCATAGGGTCCATAAAATACAACTGTGTATCATCTCTTAGGTGTTTTGGCAAATATTGCCCTTGGTATGCACCTAAGTCATTAAATGTGTGAAAATATTTTACTAGTTCGTCTATCCACTTTTCGTCAAAGTAATCGTCAAACTGACCTATAAAGCCATCAAATTCTACATTCATAATCTTGCCAATCTAATTAGTGTTGCCGATAAATTTATTTCAGGATCAGCTACAAGTGTATGATCTACTAATCCTTGTTTAATTGTTAATACTGCTGTGTCTTGTTTTTCTTCATCACCAAACAATTCAATATTGTCATATAACCAACGATAAATTTCTTCCATTTCTTCAGGACGAACTGTTCCACAAAGCAGTTTCCGCGCATCATGAATCTTGCCTGCTTTGAAAAGTTCCACCATGTCAAGTTTCCAATCACTTTCGCCTGTATCTCCTTCGTGTGGAGCAAGCAAACTACCATCTTGACAATTCATTTGTACCATGTTGATACATTTACGCAAGTCTGGATAAGTTGCTTTTACATAAGTGTCTAGTATATCAAGATCAGGAGTAACACCTTCTGTAATACAAATCTCTGCAACACGAGCAGTAAACTCTGTTTGATCAATCTTTGCAATGTGGAAGCCTTGACATCTTGAATGTAGTGCAGGAATAATTCTGTTTGGATAATTACATGTCAAAATAAATCTACTTGTTGTATGATATTCTTCCATAACACCACGTAGTGCGGCTTGTGCATTCGGTGACAAATAGTCAGCCTCATCTAGTAGTACAACTTTAAAGTCACCAAATGGAATCATCTGTACAAAGTTAACAATTTTATCACGAACGTCATCAACACTGTTTGTTCTACTAGCATTGATTTCAAGTATGTCTAGATCGTTT